GGGATTACCTGAAAGAAGCATCCTGCCTAATTGCCTCGGTAATTGCATGGTGGCAGCCTGAAGTCTGGGGGAGAACAACATTGCATTTAATACAGGAGAATACTTTTCCATTGACTTCGGTATTTCGCCACGACCTGAAGCTATATCTACAAACCTACCGAATAACTTTAATTGCTCTGGCGTTGAACCTAATGCCTTCATAGCATTATAACCACTCTGAAGTTCTGTCCACCGAGCCTGATTAAGATAAGTAACAAAAGCCCTCTCTGACCTTCTAATACCAGGGATGACCCTAGCTGCCTTAGATGCAAACAATTCCTCTGCTGCGTTCAAAGTAGCATTTCTAATTGGTGCGATATAACCACCAGTAGCACTAATAATTTCATTAAATTGCGGATGTGCTCTCATAGCATCATCTATTTCAAAAGCCCACTTTTCAGACATCAAAGCTCTTACTTGCTTCCCAAACCACCCAGCAGCCTGTAGTGGATGCAATAGTGAAAGTATCAATCCCTGTCTGGCTGTGGCTGATAAATCCATAGAGGCTTGAAGTGACCTTCCAATATTAAGAATATCAAGAGTCTGACTCACCTTATCTACTGGGACTTGGTTTAATTTACCCACTGCCTTAGCGAAGTCATCTCCGAATACTTTAGCCCAATCTCTTATATTGTGAGGTTGTGGCAACTTACCAGATAACATCAATTCCAGAAAGGCATCTGCACTATCAGCCTTAACCATTCCGCTTTCCACACCATTGATTATAGTATCAGAGAGAGCTTTAACCTCTGCTACATCGAAGGGTACAGCAGTAAAGGCAGGGTTTTTACGGATTCTGGTTATCAGCCCCTTACCTATCTTCTCGCTAATCTCCCCATTAACTACTCTTGCCTCCACAGCAGCAATAGACTTTTCCTGCCTAGCCAATAACGCTTCAGGTGTTAAGGCAAATTCAGGTGTTAAAGCCCCCTTGCGAGCAACACCAAGTCTCTGGGGTAACTCGGAGATTGGGAACTCGCCACTCCTGTAAGCAGCAAGAACTTTCTGAACACCCTTTTCCTGTGAAACCCGTAACCCAGGAACTTCTTTCTTAAATGCCTTACGAGCAGGCATCACCACTTCTTTGAAAAAGCCAGTTAGTTTATTAACTTCTGGCGCAACTGGCGGTGGCACATACTTACCAAATAGTTTCTCTCCTGTTTGAGTACTTACTCTTTCACCAATTTTACCTATAGCCCGAATACCACCTTTAATTGCCACACTAGCAGTTTTCTCAACTAATCCCCAGGGGGAATACTCAACTGCTGTTCCAAGAATACGACCTACTCTCCCTGCTTTGGATAGTATGCCAGCTATACCAAATCCTGCTCTAGTCGCCCCACCAACTGAACCAGCACCAGGGATTAGTAACCAAGGAGCAAATTCCATTACCCCTTTCATATCAATACGCCAAGGAGTATCGCTCCAAGGAACGTTGACATTGATACCAGGTGCCTTCCACCCCTCCCATGACCTCTTCTTCCATTGCCAGAAATCTTCCCCTGCTTGCCTCTCAACTTCGGGAACGAAACCAGCCGTAGTACCTAGTAGCGCCTCCCCAGGTTTAATAATATTCTCATCAACCCAATTAAAAGGCGCTGCGAATATCTGCAAAGCCCTCTGCCATATCGGAACATCCAAAGGTTCTTCTTGTTCTACAGTCTCTTTAATTACAGGTTGAGTTATCGGAGGTTGGGTTATCGGGGCTTCAATAGTCTGCATTTGGGGTACAGGAGGCATAAACCTTTGAATATCTGGCGTAAAAGCCATATCGGGTTGTTCCTGCTCCAGTGGTTGCCACGCAGGAGGCTGAGTAGATAAGAGCTTAATAGTAGAAGGGTAAAACTGTTCTTCTTTCAGCTTTTCTATTCTATCTTCTTCATCTTGAATCAACTGTTCAAGTCTTGTTGTTTTTGGTTTCCATAAGATAGACATTTATACCCTCGCTTGAGTTCTAGGTCTCCAACTCGTAACATTTCTACGTGGTGCTTTAGGCAACATTGTTTCAGTCTCAGCCAAAATGTCTTGCCAAGACCTGCCACCAAACCAATCTATAGCACCAGCTAGATATTGAGATTGAGACGGAGCCATCTTAGTAAGTTGCTGCCCACTTGGTGTCGGAACCTTGGGTAGTTTACCTAGATATTCACCAACCCCAGGCACGTATTGTGGTAGCCATGCAGGAGTTTCAGGCCCTCTCTCGTAAAGTGCTCGTGCTTGGGCTGCCACAGCCTCAGCTTCAGCACCCGATTCTTCAGTCTCACTAATGGCTTGTTCTAACTCGGCACGTCTCCCTGATGCCTCAAGTTGACCCGTTGCACCCATTTGTAAATCAGCGGAAGTAGGCATTGCCCTCAGTTCCTTACCCCAATTAGCGATATTATAACCCCTCTGTTCACCACTTGCAGCAGTAGTATAAGGATTCGGTTTATGGGCAACAAACCATCTAGCTACTTCATTGGCTGGTCCTGTCATTTGACTAGCAAGTTGATTCCGCCATAATTCAAATTCTTGAGCCTGTTTTCCTAATATAGATGGTATGGTATAACCACCATATCTAGCAGCCAACTCTTGTTGACCTCGCTGATATTCCAGTCCTTTCTCAGTTTGCCATCTTTCAAAATCACGTTGCGTCTGAGACTCCGCCATCTGTCTTTGCATACCAAATAAGTCTTGACCATACATCACCCACTCTTCAGGAGTATATCCATATATGCTTTTCTCTGGTAGGGTTGTGGGGGCTGTAACTTTTGCCCCAGGCGCACCATCTTTAACTGCTCCTGTGACAGGTTCACCCTTTAGGATATAAGTTCTTCCTATAGTGACTGGTTTTTCCACATTTACCTGCCATTGCCTAAAATAAGATTGTCCTTGTGCACTCGACCACAAAGCTCTAGCCCGCCAACCATAGGTAGCTTGCATAGCAGCAGCAAATCTGTTCCATTCCTGTGATGTAACACCCAAATTTATAGCCCATTGTGGCATTATTGATACCTCCCTTTAATTTTCTCCATCTTCGCAAAATAAGGAATTACGGCGTCTTCTCCAAACTGTTGTAAGAGCCATACCTTCTTTTCTGGAGTTAATTCATCATATTTTACTAGAGCTTCCTTATCTGAAACAGGTTCTTGCCTGAATGGTTTAGCCCCCTTAAAACGATACCTCAACTCATCCTTGACCAATTGCTGTCTTTCAAGAAGCTCTGTGACTACTAAATCATATATTGATTCTTCCATTATCCTCCCCTATTATAAGCACTTGGGGCACTACGGGCACCTCTTGAAGTAGCCTCTTCAAAACCCATCGGGGTCTGAGTCTCACCCTGAACTCTCTGCTCACCTGTCGCTGGTAAAGGTTCCCTTACCCCTTTGCCTTGTTCCAATTGCTGGCTTCTCATTCTTGCCTTCTCTAACCAATCAGCCATTCCAGTCTCCTCAGCAGCCACCATACCCATGACAGCAGCAACATCAGGATTATAAATAGTTATCTGGTCAGCTAACATACGAGCAATCTCTCTTTTAGACTCATCAGCAGTCAGCCCTAGATACTCAGTATGGAACTTACCAAGTGATATTGAACCCTTACCACCATTCCAAAGACGACCTCCCATGGTTATCCTGCGTTCTTCTTCAATCGGGTCTTTTGCCTTAAGTCGTACTTCAATATCAAACTCGGTCTTAAGGTCTTTTTCGCTAATACCGTCAGGCTTAAAGCCAGGGATTAAGCAAATCTTCAAAGCCATCCCAATCGCTGTAGCAAAAGCATTTTCAGCATTTTCAACAACAGAGTCATATCGCCTCATTGCTGATAATTCAACAATATCCTGTTGCCTACCACTACTACCCCAGGGGAAGCCAGCTAAAATAAACGGATGTCTTTGATTGAGTTCAGTCATAATATCGGAATGGTGCTTATAAGTCTCAGGACTGGGTACAATATCAAACTTTTCTATTCTCACCTGATTAGGTTCAGCATCCACAGCGTTAATATCATAAGCTCCATAAGAAATAGATTCCCTTAATTCATCAGCACTTAAACCCTTGCCAATAAAAGTAAAGGGTTTATGAGCAAATAAATACTCAATGCTGGCAATATTGCTTCTGGTAGCACATTCTTCTCTTACCAAATCTCTCGAACGCCTAATGTCGCTAACAATAAGACTGGCAAGTTCTCCATCAGGGCTTCTCCTGCCAAATCCAGAGTATTTTCTGACTACTGGAGTGAACCCATAAACATTCTTCTGCACTCCGTCTTTAGTTAAAGGCGTCTTGGATACCTCAACATATCTTGCCTCAGAGTCATAATACTCAAGCCATTGTACCATCTCACCCATCTGTGAAGCTGATATTATACCTTTGAGAATTGGATACCTGGGAATTAAATCCTTGAACTGTGAAATATCATAAAATATAACGACCTTCTCAGGTACACCGTCTATATCCTCTTCAGGGGAGGCATAGACGACCATAGAGTCAGGTACTATGAAATTTACTGGTAATACCTTAGAAGTCCAATTTGGATTATGAGTAACCTTGAAAAATGCCTCCCCCCTGCCAAGCATATTCTTAATAAACTCTTTGAAGATATTGGGATTCTGCCTCTTCAAAAGAGGGAGCCAGTGTTCGTTAATTAAGGCACTGAGCTTTAGAGCACTTTCTTGACCTGCCTTAGTTTCCTTTCTGGGATAAAAAAAGACCTGCGGATTAGCAGTAACTATATGCTCCGCAGGGGCATTGACTATTCTATCACCTATACCAGACCTGTAAAGTTGATGAGGGTCATGCACCTCAGGAACTTCAAATGTATCCTCAATATACTTCTTATCCTCTTTTTGCTCTTTTCTAACCTGAGTATAGAGCGCATTTACATAATGTTCTTTTATCTCCCTGATTTCATCCTGTGTCGGCATCTTTACCCCCTATATTTAGCTGAAGTTATGCGTATCCCGAAGTTCACCTGCTTTCTGGCCTGACTGAGTATAGCTTCGCACATTACCCAATCATCATGCTTCCCTTTAACTGCCTGCGGTTTACCATCTATCCACGCAAAATCAAACATCTGCAAAATGCAGTCCTTAATAGGTATCCTCTTTCTCCTTAGATGAACCGACTCAGCAAATTCCTGAAGCATTAACTCCCTGTTAGTTCCCCTACCCCCAGTATACCATCCCACCTTCTTCCTGTCTTTATCAGAATAATACCAGTTCTTAACTCCTAGGTTAGTCAATTTTTCGATAAGTGTCAAGCCAGATGCGTTCCTCTCAACACACAACAAAGGCTCGTTATATTCCTGATATAACTCGAAAGTCAACTTGGCTTGCTGGTCAAGTGATATTTTCCCATTAAAACAAGCAACATCCTCCTCTGTCTGCGCATCGGCTACAATACCAATAGCAGGGTCTCCCATACCCTCAGAAGCATCAACCGCCATTACAAACCTGCGGGAAGTTATTGATGGAGTATAAACCCTCACTAACCCGCCATACCTCGATTCTATGGGGTCACGACATTCAGCTAATACCTTGCCCAATATATCATGGTTAAAATAACCCATAGCCCTAGGAGGACGCATTAAATCGCTTTCATCCTTCGGATATTCAGCTTCCCTCATCCAATCAGGCATACCAGCCGTGTCTCTCTGATATGTCTCCTCACTCCTCCCAGGTACTACAAAATAACCCCAGAACATTGGTATGAAACCATTTTTCCCCTGCTTGGCCTCTACCCAAACCCTCTTTGGAAACGAATCGGACTTCGTTTTGTCCAGCGTGGAACAAGCTATGAATAATCCGCCCCTAGCCATAGCTGGTCTGGACGCACCAAATCCCTCCTCTGCATAAGGGTGCTGCTCCCATTCATCACAAAATATCATGGTAGCATCACTCGACCTGCCAGCACTAGCCGTGGACGGTATCGCTATTATCTCACCTTCTGTCCCCTTAAACCCTATCCTATCATCCTGGTCTGGCATTGTGGTTAATTTCAAAAAATCAGGGTGCATCTCATTGATAAACCTGTTCCTCGCTAATACCTCATTCGCTAACGGTGCCTTCTCAGACTGATACTCTATCTTCGTGCTCTCATGAAAACTTATCAACCACTGCCCTATACCACTTACTGTCGTTGTCGCCCCTACCTGCCTGCTTTTGAATATTATAACATATAACGGTAACCTCGGAACCCTGTCCCTCCATCCCTGTACTAAATTGACTAACTCTAATAAGTGAGGCCACGCCTCCCACTTCTTTATCTCCTGACTTATCCTGTCCTTTATGTAAACGTAATTCTCTAAATAATACAACAACGACATCCTGCACTTCATCCACTCTATGTCCGCCCTCTCATCCGTTACCCTGTCAGATAATAATACGTCAGGCATACCCACCCTCCCGTAACTCCCTCTCAGCTATTAAATTCCTCCTCGCTACCTCATCAGCACTTAACCTTAACTTACTCCCCTGACTCATCGTGTGCTCTAACCTTAATAACTCCTTGTATACACTTAATACAGACGCAGGTGCCTTCTTCCCTAACGCTAACCTCGCTACATGTGTCTTGAACTCGTCAAACGTTACCCTGCCATTACCGTCTACCCTTAACTCCTTGGGAACTTTACCCTCCTCCCTTAACTGCGCCCTCGTAGGCCTCCCAGTCCTGTACGTCTTCCCACCTTTTACCATTACCTTTGTCATTAACTTAAACCTTTCCCTAAACCTAGATTGTACTTTTACTGTTCAGGATTTTTGGGGCTAAACACATATAATACACACACCCAGGCGCTCCAGACCTTCGTATATGCGGCTCTCCACCTATAAACATACAATTATACGGGTTTAATGTCAAGTCTAGGCACGGATACTTAACCTGAGTTCTTCCTCAATGGTTGCGAACCACTGCTCGAGCATAGGTCTGGCATCCTTCCTCCTGCATCTGAGCTTTAAGTTGCAAGCGTGGCATAATACTCTAAGATTAGCTATGGTGCTATCGTGACTGATTGCCCAGGGTATCTTATGGTCTACAATCCAGCCTTCCTTCCCGCATATCTGACAAGTATAGTCATCACGCTCCCTGATAAACTCCTTTAGACTCTGATGCTGCCTGTATGCCTTGCCTCCAGTCTGCCTGCTACCATCTTTATAACTCATACTCCCTCCTGTTAATAATGTAACAGAAGTGCGAACCATTGTCAAATAAGCAATTCGTGCCTAGCCAACACCGCACTATAACTATTATGTAAGGTTACCATGTTTGTGCCTGATTCCCAGGTGGATTGCCAAAGATTGAGGCGAATTAAACAACCCAGCCACACATATAATAACCCAGTCACGCAAACAGTAACCCAATTATGCAAACAGTAACCTCACCTTGTTTGGGCTTGATTAGGGGTAAAGCCATTGAACAAGTTTCCGAAGGATACCAGCTCAGCGCCAGACATTGTCTTGATTCTTTCCTTAACTCTCTCCTGCATCTTCAAGTCTTCCTCTTCCGCTATGAACTTGGACGGGGTAAACATCCTTGTTACACCCGATGTTACACCTTGACGGTGCTTGCGCATCCTTTCCTTGCTAGCTTCCTTGGCCTGTTCCTTATTTTTGTATGGCATATATATAATGATATAGGTTAAGGGGATAAGAAGTCAAGTGTTTGGGTAAAAATAGCCTTACATTATAAGAGGCCAGCTCACAACCCAAGGTCAAGTGAGTAGACTGGGCTAACCTGAGTGCTTAACAACCTATGAGCCAAAAGGGTCAATCTTTAGTTAGGGTATTGACAAGTGTATAGGTTAGGTGTATATTGAGTGTAGTCAAGTAAATATAGGGAGGGTAGACAGATGGTAATAGAGACTAAGAGGCTACTAGAACTTGATGAATTGATAGAGAAACTAAACCAAAAGATAGCATTACTCCAAGCACGACGAGATATAGATATTTTTGAGGCTATCAAAGAGGGAGGATTTAGAGACTACCCAGAATTCAATTATTGGAGTATAACACGCTCACATAATCTACCACTGATGAAGCCGTAAGGCAGAAAGCGGGAATCTCCCCCGCTCTGGTAGTAAATAAATATAGGAGAGTAGAAATGACAGAAGTATATGTAATTCTCAACAAAGAACAAGAGAAAGCAATTGCTAAGATGAGAGCAGACTATGTTGTGAGAGGAACCCTTGTTGACAAGTCTATAGTAGTTACTCTAGGCAACGGTGTGAAAATAACCATTGATGAGAAGGGGCAAGTTATAAAATCTACTATAAGCTAACCCCTTCACCCTCTACCCATGACTTAGGTTGTGGGTAGCAGTGAGCGGGTAAGCTCAAGTAAAAATAGGATGGTGCAAAATGGGCGACAGAGCAATGGCAGAAATCAAGACGGAGGATGGTTCACTATACGTGTATACTCACTGGGGCGGATATGACTTACCAACAATGGCAAAAGAAGCGGTTAGAGTAGCCAAGCCACGATGGGACGATGAGTATTATGCCACACGAATTATAGTAGACCAGCTCACCAAAGAAGGCAGAGACCAGGAGACGGGGTATGGTTTGATGCTTCAACCCAATGCAGAGGATGGGTATAACCACGATAAACCATCAGTAGTAATTGACCTCACATCACAAGTCCTGACAGTTGCTAGGGATGGTGAAACATCCGACACTAGCTTTGACGAACTATAGTTAGTCCCTTGACATTCTGCTCTTGAGCTGAGCCACTAAGTAATAAATAGAGGGCTTGCAGTATCAAGGGCAGTAGTGAAAGGATTAGGAAAGGAGGAGGAAACAATGAAAAGGAAACTTGGTGACCTAGCTAGTGACTTGCTCTTCATAGTTCTAGCTGGCGACCTGCTCTATCTATACTATGCTGGGGGCTGGCACGACCCATACATCCTGATAGAAGTAGCAGAACTTACTATCCTGTGGACAATCATAGCAGTCAATATAATCAGGTT